TCTACACCTAAAGAACTGCTCAATTCTTTGAGTTATTGATGGTCTATAATTTTCATAACTTTTTAAATATTTTTTCTTCATATTAAAACGTTTTATAACAATGTTTAAAATTCATATTTCACTGCGTTACATACGCATTTTACACAAGCGTTATGTGGCATTAGGATATTTCTGTTATTTCACATTCCCAATCCATAGCATCTTTTTCGTTAATGTTGTCAAAAATCCAATCACCTGTTTCTCCATCTTGTATTCTATTAGGGTTTAGTTCTTCATTTTCCTTACTAGCTTTCATAAGTCTATTTTTAACAACCTCTGTCATTTCAGCTTTACCTAACTCAACTGTATATGTTACAGTTACTTTCAATGTCTCTATTTCCATAATTTAACGCCACATAACAAAGTGCATAAAGCATTTCTGAGTGGTCTTTTTAAGTTGTTGTAAATTTATTTTTAGTCGTTACTTAGTTTCATTGGCTTAATGCACAAAACGTTATAGGGTATAAATTTATAAATCTTCATATTCAATAACATATACACCTTTTTCAAAATCGTGTTCCCATCTGGTAATATTAACACTATGTTCCCACTCAACTGTTCTGTACTTGGATTTATTCCAATCACATTCTCTTACAATTATAAATTTACAACCTATAACACCATCTAAAAAAGAATTTCCATTCTGCTCATCTATTTTATTTGTTAGGTACTCATTTATTTCTGTATCTTCTTTTCGTATCATATCATTAACTCTTTTTAGATTAACCGTTAGCTGTAATTAGATTCCTGTGTCTATGTATGTTCCAAAATCAATAGATTCTGTAGGGCTTTCTTCCTTGTCAATATCCCAATTAAAATCAACTACTATTTTATAGTCAACGTCCCAATTTCTACCACATTCCTCTAACATTATTTCACAATCAAACTTCTTTAGTAGTTCTTTTAGTTCTTTTTTGAATTGTTTGTCTTTTGTTAATTTCATCGTTATCTATTAATAACAGCTAACAATTTATAAAAGCCATTAGCCATTTTAGTGTTTCAAATCAATTTTAGTAATAACGGCTTCTATAATTCGCCATTAGCAAACATTAGCTTTTACATTAATTGATGATTGCATAGTATCGTTTTCCACCATCTCTATTGCAGCCTCTTCTGAGTATGCCATTACGTAAGTAGTTACATCGTGAAACACCAGACCATTAAATGTAGATTTAAAGTCAACCTTATAACGTTTGCTAACAAGGTTTATGGCACATTGCTTCACTACTTTTTTGGTAAATATTCTCTTAATCCAGTTCATATATTTTTATTTAGTTTGGTGGCAACGTGCCATACACAAAACGTTGTATGTAATGCTATTTCTGCATCACTTTTACAATATCTATAATTTCTGGTAAGGTGTGTTTGAATGTGGTTTGACTTACACCTGAATCAGAATATAAATCGTACCATCCACTTTTAGCAATCCTTATAGTCCACCCTTTTAACTTTCCTATTTTTATTCTCTTATATATTTTCATTAGCACCATTTTATTTCTTCTGTTAGTTCCGCAAAACATACAACACGCACTATAAGTAAGGCTATATTATGTCTGTGGTAAATTTACTTTTCCTTTGGTGGTCGCCCTAATAATAGCGGATACCGTTAGCAAGCATTGTTTTTTATTATACTTTCTTTGTTCACTAAATAGAATCCTATTAGTTCATTTGGTAGTATGTCAAGCCTGTGTTCGTACCCCAACTTTATTATCCATTTAGTAAACTCAATCATATCTTCATCTACCAACTCACGCTTGCTAACAAGGTGTTGAGATAAATTATTAACTAAGCCTTTATCGTTTAGTAAATCGCATATTTGTTGAGCCACATCTTCATTGCCTTGTACGCACACAGCTACTTTCTTGCCATCTTCATCAAGTATCACTCTATTTAGTTTCTTACCTATTCTATATTTCATTTCTCTTATATTTAATCGTTAATAATCAATCACAACACAACCGTTAGCTTTCATTATTTAATTGCCTCACAGTCTCTTTTCCTATTCTTACAGCGTCCTCTGCTATATCGTGGAAGTTTTGAGCTGTTGTAGGCATAGCGTTAGGGTTTGCCATTATACCAGTTATTGCGTTAGCCGTTATTTGTTCGAGTAACGAAAAGCTAACAATATCTATAGGTAATTTTCCCACTTGATTTAGTACATATTCAACAACTGTAAATATACCTTTTTGCATCTCGTAGTTTTCTTTACAAGCTGTATCGGTAAACAATTGTAGGCAATACTTATGTAACTCTTTCTTATCTTGTTCTGTCAATAATCCCATAATCTTAGTTTTCTAACGTTAATGTTCCGTTGTAGGTTGTAAAATCAACCTCTGCCCAATTTCGACTCTCGTCACCTAGATTGTAAACCTCATTTAAAGATTCTACTACAAACCCTCTATTATTCCATGTAAATAATACAATAATAGTTCTCTCCTTATTAATCTTCAACTTTGGGTATTCGTTTTCTTCTGCTTCTATTCTAGTGCTTTTCATAATCTTAGTTTTTAAATATTGTAAATCTGTATTTAATTTTACATAAATAATTCATTAATACACATACTACTAATACGGATATAATTGAATATTTGCACACTTTCACACAATTATTTTTATAGTATTTCTACACTCATTTTAAAGACATCTAATAGGCTTAATTTATGAGATGATACATTGTATCTATTTTGTTAATTGAATACGGTGCCGACATTAATACAGGGCTTATTTTACTATTTCATACAAAGTGACTGATGTCTCTACTACATTACGTTCTTAGCGTAGTCTAATGCAAACTTCTCCAAATCAAACAACAGTCTCTTCTTACTTATATTAAAGCCAACGTCCCTACTTTCAATATATCCTAAAGCCTTCAACTCCCCAATATACTTTTTTACAGTAGGTTTTGTCGAACCAATAATTAGTGCCAATTTCTCTATTCCATACGAAACATGGTCGTAAATATCTTCCAAAATATGTTCCCAAATCTTCAATATAAAACCCTTGTGTTCTGGAGAGAGGTTTTTATTTAGTAAAAGATATGGGGTTATTCTATCACAATAATGATTATTAAATAAATCCTTATTAATTATTTCATAGATTGTATTATTGTCAAAAGTCTTACTTATTTCAATCAACTTTGCATCAACCAATCTTTTGTGAGTCCTATTGATAGCTCCATGAGAGAAGCCAAACTCTTTTATTAGAACTGATCTTCTAAGACCTCTTACAATCATACCTTTCTGCCTGAGGTGTAATATTGTCATAAAAAACATATCTGAAAACTTCAACCCAACATACTCTTCTACTTTAGTTGGATGTAAAATAAACTGAGATGTCTTATATCCATTAGACATTGTTACTGAACCCAATTCTATTAACTGAGAGTTTTCAATATCTTCTATGAACACCTTACCCTCTTCTTCTCTCAAGAATTTTCTCTTCTCTTGTTCCTTTATCATAATTTTATTTTATTATCTATCTGAGAATGTTTTCAAGTCTCAGTAATATTAATTAATATATAAGTAGTTATATATAATAATAATAAGTGAGACCATTTCTTTCCCCCACCTAAGACCATCTTTTTACTACCCTAAGACCATTTCTTTACTAGACATTAAATCATCTCCTCCCATTTAAGTACCTTTTCTCTTATTCTTGGATTGATTGACCTACCAATCTTATATAATCCGTTTCGTGTATTCTTTTGCAAATACACTTTCTTCTTCTTCATATAATTACAATTTATGTTCAGTTATAGTACGGAAATAATGATATAATTGCACACATTAACGAATATTTATATTTTATGTTTGTTAATGAAATAACAGATAATATTTTTTTATATAAAAATACCTATATTCATTTATAGAAATATGAATGTTATAAAATGGGAAACGATACAATAAATTTTAAAATAAAGAGGACTGCTGTTAGCAGGTCATCAAATAAGGACGTAATACTACTTGAACCTATAAATGAAAATGATATTGAAAACTATCACTACGACATAAGAATTCTCAGTAAGGATTTTGATGTTCAAGAAATATCAGACGATATGCACTTTGTATACTCAGAAGATATAATAGGATTTTTTGCTGATAATCAAGAGACAAAGATATATGATATACCAGCAAGACTTTTAGTACTAAGTGCAGCCACAGAACTTAGTTTCAATTAATATATTTTTTTAGGTGGTTATTGATATCCATATTGATAACCACTAACTTTTTTATATATCTTAAGCAATCAAGACCAATCTTTTTATGCATAAATACCTATATTCATTGACTAGACATTGATATTGTCTTATAAATTAAAAAGATATAGATATGGCTGCAGGTCAACGAGAATACACAGCAAATACGGGTGCTACAAACGGGAATGGAACTACTTCTGATGGTGACCCTCAAATTAGAACAGACGATTTTGATTTTGAAAAGCTGTATGCATATTTTGATAGGAGTTCAAAGTCAATAAACGACTTTGTAAATGAATATCAAACCACATCCAATTATAATTACTATCATCACTTTAACAATAGATTAGATTATCGTTATAAATTAATGGATTTATATGACTATTGTATGTTGGACTTACATCTAACATCAATAGTAGATTCGTTATTTCATCAGATTATTGGTGAAAGATATTCTATTAGAGATTCAGAGGGTAATGTAAACGAAGCAGCAACTAAGCTTATTAAAAAGTCTTGGTTTCCAAAATACATTAGGGGTGTTCTAGAATCAAAGCTATACGGATACTCTCTAATAGAGCTTGGTGACCTTAATAAAAAAACTGGAACGTTAGAAGAGGTTAGGTTTATTGAAAGAAGAAACGTTGCCCCACTAGACAGCTTGGTACTTGAATATATGTACGACACAAGTGGATGGGATATTACTTCAGATGAATATAAAGAAGACTATGTTCTTGTTGATGGAGATGAAGGATTGGGGTGGCTAATTAAAGCACTACCAATAGTAATGTCTAAGAGGTTCGCTTTAAGCTCACACACTCAGTATGCGGAGACTTATGGTACTCCAATGATAGTTGGTAAGACAACTGATGATTCATACGAAGAGAAGAAGTATTTGGCAAATGAAATAGCTGAAGCAAGAGATACAAGAGTTATTGTTACAGGATTGGAGGACGATATCACATTCCTTAATCAGATTTCAAATGATACCAACAAAATCTATACTGAATTAGTTAGATTAACTAATGATGAGCTTACAATGCTTATTCTTGGTCAATCAGCAACAACTGAGAGTCAAGCTTACGCAGGTTCTGCTGAAATTCAATATAGAGTAATGGTTGATAGAGTAGAGGCTATCAGAGAATTTGTTCAGAATAATGTTAATGAAGATTTGATTTGGAGACTTCAAGAGAAGGGGATGGATATTCCTGAAGGATCTACGTTTGAGTATTCAAATGTTCTTGAGATGTCTCCAGAATCTAAGAAAGACTTATTTCAAGTTTTACTTGGTTCTTATGAGATTAGTGCTGAAGAAATAGAGTCTACGTTTGGAGTAACTGTTGGAAGACAAATATTGGAAGAATCAAATGACCAACTTCTTACATATGGAGAAGAAACTGTTAAGGAGAGAGGTAATCCAGATGAACAAATATCTAAAGACCCTGAACAAGCGGCTAAGGATAAGAAGGATGCTCAAAAAGCACAAGACTCTGTTCTTGCTGAAATAAATTTCTTTGATACGGTAGCAGGGTGTGATTTTGATGACAATGCATCTTACATGGATAAGTCTTTGCGTAAATTGGACTCTAACGAACTTTCAAGCGTAAATATAGTCAACAATATAGTAAGTATGTATGGAAGCTATCATACGCACGAAATAGATATTGTAGCAGCATTAACAGATGATATAGAAAAATTTTCATCTATACTTAATTCGTTCTTACCAAGAATATATGCTGGAGACAGTACTGCTGTTGAAGATGCTTATGAGGAGATGACTGCGGTTCAATATTCGATACTTTCTCAGATATTTACTGAAGAATATGGATACTCTCTTGAAGCACTATCTCAAGACTCAAGTTCTGAGGGATATAAGAATGCTGTATCTGGATTCTTTGCATCATTTTCTGCAAGTAAGCAATATCAGTTGTTAAAAATAATTTCTGATTTAGCTGCCAAATATAGAGTTAATGGAATGGGATATGGACTATTTGTTGAAGAAGCAAATAAAGCAAATATATTATTTAATAAAACTTGGCATGAGGTAGAAGGTCATGCAATGCAAGTTGGATATAATTTTGCAAAAGGATGGAGAGAAGATTCTAATTATGAATCAATCTTTCAGTATAAAACTCAAGGTGATGCGAATGTTAGAGACACCCATTATGCACTTGAGGGGATTAAGCTTAGAAAGTCTGATTGGGCTAAGACAAACTTCACTCCACCTTGGGAATATGGATGTAGATGTTCTTTATTTGATATAGGTTCAACTAATGGTCAACTTCTAACTAAGTCTAGAAGCCTACCTCCTGCAGATGATGTTCCAAAAGAATTCAGAACAAATGTTGGGGAGTCAGGAGCTGTGTTTTCAAAATACCATCCTTATTATGAAGGATTGACTCAAGATGATGCAACAAAGATTAGAAGAGTTATTTCAAAGACAAATAAGTAATGGCTACATTTACACCAAAGCAATTTATGAATCAAGTATCTTCGTTGTCTCGCTCATTCAAGGGTGAGGTGACGAGGGCTTTGGAAGATGCTACATTAGTTGCTGAAGAGTTCTTTGATGAGAATTTTGACAATCAAGGATTTACAGACGAAACAAATGAGCCTTGGGTTCCCAATACACCAGACACAATAAGGAGGAAAGGACATAGTAAGATACTTAAGGGTAAAACAGGTAAGCTTAGGAGAGATAGAAAATCTGCCATAGGTACGCAAGGTGGGTATCAAGTTGGAAGTGTTTGGTACAAAGCTTTAAGTAAGAAGGGTAGGGACTATGCATATCCAACTAATACAGGATTCGTTAGTGAGTTAACTGGAAAAAAAGTTCCTGCAAGAAAATTTCTTGGTAAGTCAACTAAACTTAATAGAAAATTAAAGAAGGTTTTTGGTGCTCGATTAGCTAGATCTTTTGGAATTAATTATACGATAGGTAGATAATATGTCAACAATAAAAGGAGTACTTCAAGAAATAACCGATAAGCTAAAGGCTGTCACAAATAGTCGTGGTGAAAAAGTATTTAAGACTGTGGATTTGAATAGAGGGCAAATGCAACAAATCAAGGGGTTTGAAAACATAGGTCAACTAATCATATTCCCAGCTATATTTTTAAAGCCAGAGGAAATAAGAAATATACCAAGACCAAATAACGTGTATGTGACTGAGATGAGACTTAGATTACACGTAGTAACATCAGAATTAATTCATGAAAATCCACTAGATATATTCGACTTACCTCAATTAGCAGATAGGGAGATGTTAGATTTAAAATGGAGTACTGTGGACATGGCTTCTGTAATGAAGGGATTTGATGTAATGCCTGAAACATTCGATAATAATCAAGTATATGAACTTAATTATTGGGTTAAGGTATGGAATACAAACTCATATATCTATAGAGATTGGGTTGATGCAAATGATGTAGACGTTAATCCTGAAGCACCCGTTGCATTGAATATTGACGCATATATAGAAGAAGATAATTACACATTCAATATATTGGTTGATTCGTCACTAAATACATTGAATGATGGAGAAAATGAATTAATAACAAAATAATACATATATTATGGCAAATGAAATTTATTACAAGAATGGCAATCCCATTAATGGTCAGCAGCAGGTAACAAAGTCACAATTGACTGAGCAAGATTTGATTGCAATGAAAACTCAGTCAGACAATACTGATGGAACGAATACAGGAGACGAAACAACGGGTACAATACAATCTAAAAGACCTTTAAAAACGGTTAATTCTCAAAGTTTAGAGGGTGTCGGTGGTGTTGTATTAACTGGTGAAAACCTAGAGACTAGTACTGGCAGCGGTTTTACGGTTAACGGTGCAATTGTTACTATTCAAGGCGAGGTAGTAATATTACAAAATGAAAATCTAGCCCAACAAATAGAAATAGACAACAAACCAAATTCAGTAATAGCAGGAGAGCCAACAGGAAGCGATGTCGTAGGGAATATTGTAAGCCTTACACAGTCTGAATACGATGAAGGAACACCAGTAGCTACTACATTTTATTTGATTACTGATGCTTAGACTTGGTAATACAGAAATAAACGCTTTAGGTAATAATATTAATAAAGCGTATTTGGGTAGTGTTGAGGTGTTTGGTAATGTGTTTATTTCCCTATGGCAAACAACAACGGCAAACGAAACGATCACTTTACCAACTCCAACTAATTACAGGGTTGATTGGGGAGATGGAACAGTAACAACCAACACCAATTCACACGAATATTTAACGGCTAACCAATACACGATAAAAATAAGCGGAGAGGTTACAGATTTTGCTTTTGTTAATGGAGGAGATAAATTAAAAATTTTAGAAATATCTAAATATGGTGGATCATCTTATAGTGTTTCTTCTTTTCATGGTTGCGATAATCTTGATATAACAGAAACAAAAGTTATTTCTATCAATAGCGGTTCAATAGGTAGTCTATTTCGAGACTGTTCATCTTTGGTCTACAATTCATCAATTAACTTAATTCAAGCACAAAACGCAACAGGTATTAATAGTATGTTTAGAGGGTGTGATTTGTTCAATCAAGATTTAACTTTTGATGCTTCAAGTTCTATTTTAGCACAAGATTTTTTGAGGGATGCTACAAACTTTAATTCAACAGTATCTATTAATTTAGCTAGTGCTACAAGTGTAAGCGGTTTTTTCGCTAATTGTGTTAATTATAATCAAAACATAAATTTGAATACGCCATTATCCACTAATTTTAGTTTATTTCTTAATAATTGCACTAATTTTAATTCACAGCTTTTACTTGATACCTCATCGGCTAATGATATGTCGAATATGTTTCTTTCATCTTCTAATTTTAATCAACCTTTAAATTTTGACACATCAAATGTAACCTCCATGGTTCAAATGTTTAGAGATGCTATATCTTTTAATCAGAGTTTAAATTTTGATACTTCAAAAGTTGAGAGTATGGTTCAAATGTTTTGGGGGTCAACTTCATTTAATCAAGATATTTCTTCCTGGTCGTTTTTTTCCGTTACCAATATGAGTAATTTTATGATTCTTAAAGGTGCTGAATACGACACCAATTACATGGATAACTTATATATTAAGTTAGACCAAGATTTGGTGTTTGCAAATATGGTTAATGTAAATATTGGTTTCGGTTCAATTAATTACACATCAGCAGGAGCAACAGCAAGAGCAAGTCTAGTAAGTAAAGGGTTTATTATTACATCAGGAATACAAGTATAGTATTATGGAATATTTTAAATTTATAGTTAAGAAAACTGACCAAAGTTTTGTGTCAATTATTAAGGTAATTGACAACCAAACAACAGGTGCAAATGTAGAATTATATTCTACCTTAATAAGTGATGAGGAAACAGCAAGAGCAAATTTTACTCTTACGGGTCATTTGCCTAATGAGAATTTTGAAACTTTGTTAGCAGAAGCAAAAGAGATATTATGAGAAACATAAACGAGATTATAATACACTGTGCAGATACTAAGGTAACTCAATCATTCAGTATTGAGGACGTAAGAAAATGGCACGTAGAGGAGCGAGGGTGGTCAGATGTAGGGTATCACTATTATATTAGATTAAATGGTAGCTTAGAGATAGGTAGACCAGTTGTAAAGAGTGGGGCACATTGCAGGGGAAGAAATCAAAATACGATAGGGGTATGTTTTGAGGGGGGTAAGTTCTCCGATGGTTGCGAATGGAACAAACCCTTAGAGCCTCAGATTAAAGCCTTTCATGAGCTTAAAA